CTGATTTTGCAGGGCCGCGACGTCAGAAGGCGATGCGTACGTCGAGCCGGCCACGACTTCGCGCTGCGCCCTGGTGATTTCTGCGGTGATCGTGGCGATCTGGGAATCGATGCTCTGTCCGCGGCCAATACCGGTCATCCGGTCCCAAGCTTCGTCCGCCAAAATGCCGAGGCGCTGCCAGCCGCGGCCTAGGACGGTCATGCCGTCCGTCGCGGTATGTTTCAGGCGGTCGTTCAGCGCGTCGGCGAGCTGGATCTGCGCCTGGGTCCGCTGCCCCTCGGCGATGAGGTCCTCGATATGCTGGCGTTGCGCCGCCGAGAGGAGATTGTAGCTGTCATCGAGCTGTTTCAGGGCCTGCTGCGGATCGCTGAAGAGCTTCGTCAGGTCAGCGCCGGCCTTGGTGGCATCCTGGCCGGTCGCCTTGGCGAAATCCGGCGTGATGCCTACCAGTTTCTGGATGACGTCAGCGGTCAACTTGCCGGAAGCAACCATCTCTGTCGTAAGCGCTCGGACGGCCGAGGGGCCGATCTGGCCGGTTTTCACCAGCCTGTCGGTCAGCATATCGACCTGGCCAGCCGTGATGCCGGCTGCATTCGAGGTCAGTTTTATGGCCTGATTGAATTCGGCTGCCTGTGAAGCGCCCTTCAGATAAGCCGCGCCGACAAGCCCCACGGCACCTGCGATCGTTGCCAGCACCCCTCCGACGCCGAGCAGCGTCGATATCGTTAGCTTGCCGCCCTGGATGAAGGCCCCGAAGACCTGCGGGACCTCGGTCTCGAGCATGCGCAGCGGAGAGATGCCGGCGGCTACACCCTGCACGAAATTGACCGCTGATGCCTGCAACTCCATGCGGCCGATATTGTTGAGGCCGAGGAACGAGCCGCCTCCTCCGGAAGCCATGCGCTTCTCGGCCGCGGTGACGGCATCGAGCGCCGCCTGCTCGACCTTCAGCCCTGCCGCAAACTGTTCTGCGGTGATCGCGTTCGCTTTGACAAGGGCGGAACCCTTCATAACTGCGTCATTATACCGAGCCTGGGCGGTGGTGACTGGATCATAGCGACCCACCCAGGATTTCGCGTCAGTCTCCATCGCCGCCGCAAAGGCGTTCGCAGCCCGGGTGCCTTCGTCAAACTTGGCGAACAGCTTGTCGATGTCGCCGGTAAAGGCATCGATTGACTGGCCGGTTGCGGCGGCCTGCTGTGCGACGGCAAGCAGCCCCTTGGTCAGCTTCTGCTGATTGCTGGCGGCCGGATCAATCGACCGCTGCATCGCTTCATAGCGGCGATTGATGACGTCGAGGGATGGAGCAGCGCTGGCCGTCTGTCTAATGGCATCGGTGATCGCCTGCAGCTGTGTCTTGACCTGGTCGCCGCCGGACTTTGCGCCCGACGCATCGATCACGATCTGCATGACGCGCTGATAGTTGTTGGCCATCACTTGCCCCTGCGCTTCCGCTGCATCTTGATGCGGTCGTTGAGGATGTCCTGGATCGGCCGGCGGCGAACCGGCTGATCAGGCTTGTCTTTCTTGGAAGATCCGAAGGGATTGGTCTTGATGAGGAAATCGATCTTCGCCCGATAGGCCCGCTCGATGCGGGGCATCGGTGTCATCATGACCGCTTCGTCGGTCCAGCCGAGCGGTCCGGTGCCGATGTCATAGATCCATTCGACATAGGCATCGAAGCTCAGCCAGGTGCGTTTCCCGGGTCTTCGCCCTCTTCCTTGGCGACGAAGGGCTTCCCGCCATTCATCAGCATGGCGAGGAATTCCTGCAGCGGCGTCCGCAGATTGAAGGTGCCGGCCAGAAAGACCCGGGTCGACAGATCCTTTGCCGTCTTGTCGGGAATGCCGGCGGCAGCCTTGATCACCGCCGCCTGCATGAAGATGTTCTGGTTGTCGACGCCGCGCATTGCAGCCGAGATGCCGGTACCGATATCATCCTTGAAGGATGAAATAGCCAAGGCTGCGGCCGGCGTCGGTTTCAGGACAAGCGTATCGTCGCCGAGAGTGATCTCGACTTCGCCCGCATTGAGATCGGACATGGTTTCTCCGAAAATGATGGGGAATCAGGGGAAAGCTGAAAGCGGCCCGGATCAATGGGCCGCTGTGATCTCGATTTCGCTGTCGATCTCGAGCGTCATCGTGGCGCGAACGATGTCATTGGCGTTTGGGATATTGGTCGTGTAGCTCATGACCAGCGCCTTGAAGAGATAGGTGGTCGGATGCGAGCCGGTACCGGTCGCCGCCGTGGCATCGTTCAGCGTTACCTTGAAATTGTAGGCCTGATCGCTGTCGACGGCCTCCTGGACCACTTCCTGACCGGAATCGGTCGGGATGCGCGCCATCGAGATATTGAGACTGCCGTAATCGATGCCGCCCTTGCGCTTACGATGGATGCGGCTCGCCAGCGAGATGTAATCGATCTTGTCGAACTTCTTGCCGAACTCGCCGCCGTCAATGATCTCGGCGATTTCCGTCCAGCTGGCTTCGGAATCGAGGTCGCCGGTGCCGCCGATATAGAACGTTGCGCCAGCCGCCGAGACGGCGTCAGTAACGAGAGACATGGAGGGCTCCTAAACAAAAAAGGCGCCCGGAGGCGCCTTGTCTTTGCCTTGCCCAAGGGCCGATAGGGCAACCGTCTCAGACGGCTCGGTATAGCGACCATTCAATGGTCGCATTCATCACGAACCAGGCACCTTTATCGTCGCCGGCTTCCATGGTCCGCAGATTGGGGGATTGAAACTGCAATCCCTGCAGCTTCAGCATCCTAAACATCTCGGCGAAGCTCGAGACAGTCTCGAAGAGATCATCGTCGCCGGTCGACACCGGGGCGAAGCCATTGATCACCAGCTGACCGATATCAGTCGCCAGGCGCTTGCCAGGTGAGCCGAGCCCGGTTTCGGAGGAGATGATCTCCCATTCGCAGGCAATCCAGATTGGCGCCGCATCGTCGACTTTCTTCGGCGGTCCCTTGCCAGCTATCGTCGGATTCGGCCAGACAACCGGCGTCTGGCTCCAATGGGTGGCCACGAAGTTGCGGACGGCGGCGCGAGCTTCGATGGGGGTCATAGCGAGGCGATGATCACTGCTGGGTAATTGATACGGTCACCGGCCTGGCGACCCTTCCTGCCCTGGCTTCTCCTCAGTCGCCACGGCACCTCGACGGCTTTTCCGGATCCGCCGGTATTGAGATCGACGAAAGTATCGGAGATCCGCGCCAGATTGCCGAACCGCTGCCGGGCCCAGAGCGCCACCGAGCTGGTGATATGGGTCGGGGCGCGGAACTTATGAAACGGTCCATCCACTGCGGTACCGGTCGTCAGGATGCGGTGATAAGGCTGGTCATTCGTGATCCAGATCTCATCGCCCTGCCGCCAGACAGAATCGAGCTGTTCCCAGCCAACTGGCTCGCCGCGAATGATGGCGAACCAACTGCTCCGATAGCGGCCTGACCGTGTCGGTGACCGGCTGATCAATTCATCGCGGATCGCGATGGCGACCTCGGCGATCGATCCAAATCGGTAAGCTATGACGCCGTAGGGTTTCACGGTCTCTTCCGCGGCGCCTTGGCGACCATCGACGATAGTCAGGACCTCGGCTGGGCTGACGCCCGTCTCCTCCATCGCCTCGGCCTTCACATCCTTGGCGACCTGGATATGCAGCGCCTTGACGTCCTCTGGACCGAGCAGCTGCAGGTTCTGGCCGGTGAACTGTTCCAGGCCAATGATCCGCAGGAAGCCGGTCATCCAAGCCTCAGGGCGTCTTCGAGATCCATCTGCCGAAATCCTGTCAGTGCCGTGTCGCGCGTCGCGTTGATGACATCAACCCCGCGTTCCTTTAGCCGCTGCCCCATTGCCCGGAGCCGGGTGCGCCAGTGATCGAAATTCCTCTCGTCGGGATTGCAGAGGCCTTCGGGATGGCTGCCGAACCAGTGCGTGCGGCCGTCCGCTGCAGCCTTCATGTCGAAGCCCAGCAGAACGATCGGGTTGGCACCAAAATGGAAGGCCAGGTTGACGGCATAGCCGCCAGAGTTACTTCCGGCCGCCAGCTTGCGCCGATCGGTACAAAGACCAGCATAGGGATCCGGCAACATCTGATGGGCGTCGCCGTCATCGATCGCATCGATCGTAACCCGCATGCCCGCGAACTCGCCGGCGGCCGGCCCCTTGCGTTCCCACCAGCCTCGATCAGCGGCAAACAGGCAGTCCGCCCAAGGCGCCCGCCGCCAGTTATCATTGACCGCGATCATCCGCCGGCCGCGGCAGAGATCAACGTCCGCCTGCGTCAGGCTTGGCCCGCTTGCAATGACGACGGCGGCCTCGCCGGCCCAGATCGGATCAGCCGACCAGATGGCAGTCGACACGATAGAGCTGATCGCCTACGAAAATCGGATTGCTGGAGGTGATCGAGAACGTACCCTTCGGCGTCACCAGCATATCGCCGATATCTGGCCAGCGCGGACCATTGTCGCCGGCACCGAAGGTGTCCGGAATGTCATCACCTGGGAAAACCACGTTCGACTGTTCCTGGACGGTACCATTCGCCAGTTCATCCTCACGCCTCGAGGTCGTCACGATCCGAAGCGCTGCCTTCGTGCCATATTGCTGGAATTCGGTTGTGCTGCCGGCGACGCGGCGCTTCACCGTAACCGACGAACCGTATTTTCGGATGAAGTCAGAGACCGATTTCGGCATCATACGCGAAGGTTCTGATAGCGGTCGATTGTGCGCTGGATCGTTTCAGGGTAAGGCGCGCCACCATTCGGATTACCCACCCAGCGGGTTTCCGAGCCAACGCCGGCCACCTCAAGCTGCCGGACATTCGGATCCACTCCGGCGCCGTAATATGAGGCCGTTGCCAGTTCCCTCACGGCCGATTGGATATCCGCCGGCAGATTCACGTCCTCGTCATTGGGCAGAACGTAACCCGCAATATAGGTCACCACGATCTTGGCCGAGCACCAGGGGGACCGGATATCGTCATGAAGGCGCCAGACCTCGCCGCTTGCCGGATCGATCTCATAATCCGCTTCCGCCAGCGCCGCAGCGCCATCTTCCGAGATGCTTGTAATCGAAGAAACCGGAAAGCTGTCCAGGATCAGCGGATCCGCTTCGCGGGCCCGATGCCGATGGAAACCGACCGGCTGGCGAAAGGTCTGCTCGATCGTCTGGTTACCGAAGACCCGCTTGCATTCGGTCTGAAACTCGGCCGAAGCTTCGGCCAGCAGCTTGGTCAGGCGGGGATCCTGGGCGCCGTCTGTGATGCCGAGATCGGCCCTCAGATCATCGAGCGACGCCAGAATTGAGCTATCTGGCGGCGTGACGATGCGGACGATCGATTCCATTCCAGCTGCCTTACTTCGCAGCCAGCTCGGCGCGACGCACTAATTCGGCTTCAATGCCGGCGACCATTTCATCGCGGGTCTTGAACTTGCCGAAGTTAGCCGCGAGCTTCTTGAGTTCCTTGTCATTGAGATCGCGCCATGCTTCTGGGATCTGGATGGTATCGATCGCCTCAGGGGGCTCATTGACCTCATCGGTCACATAGCCCTCAGCCTGAAGGCCCGGGAACGCATCATCTGCGATTTCAATGACATCGCCTTTACTGGCGATCTCACCCTGATGATGGTCGGCCACTGAATAGCGGAATGTCCGCAAAGCTGTAACTTTCATTTTCCTTCCTTTCGAAGATGTGGCGATGGGTGCCGCGAGTGGTCATACCGAGCCTCGACCTGGGCCGCCGTTGGCAGTTCCCGTGGCCGAAAGGCAATCTTTGCGGTGCCATCGTTGACTTCCATGTCAACATGCACGGCGTCATAACCGTAGAAGCTGCGCTCCACCGGCTCGATCGTATCAAGCAGAGAGGACCGCTCCGAGATCGCCAGCTCGATCCCGCGCGCCGCCGCGATGCCGAGCCAGAACTCGACGCACGCCCGGCCCTGCTCGGCGTGATGGGCGTTGGGGTAGCTGAAATCGATACCGAACAGGCTTATCTTCTTGGCGCCGCTGTAAATGGCGAACGCCACTGCATAGGCAGCGGTCGAGTTGAAATAGGCATATCCGACGCTGTTGACGACATCCTCGAGCGGAAACTCAACCAGGCTCGGATAACTGTTGTCGTCCGGGATCCGGCTGGTATAGACCGGCCCGGCAAACTCCCCCAGCCACTTCATCATATTGGCAATATTGCTTAGCGGGGCGGCTTCAGCCCGACGCTCCTGCACGCGGACGTCATCCATATGAAACAGTCGGTCGCACTGGATCACGCCACCGACGGCATTGATGCCCCAAACCTCATCGGCGAAAGCCTTGCGGCCTCCGAGGCGCTTGACCGTATCCACATAGTGCTCAAGAGACGGCCCGAGGCCGAGGATAACGACATGCCGTGGCGCCGCATCGAAGAAGGCAGCCGCATCCGCCTCGATCGGCTTAGGTACTGGAAGCGTGTCCTCGCTGCGCTCACACACGGCGATCAGCGTGCGGCCCTCACAGTCGCGCTCGACCTCCGATTCCGGACCGAACTGTCCCCACCATTCCGTGACGCGCCAGCCGGCGGCGTTCAGTAGGGCCTCGAATTCAGCTTCGGTGTAGTGGCGGTGATGGAACTGGTAACCCTTGAACGGAAATACCTTCTCGTTCGGAACGCTTGCCAGAAGGCGCGAGCTCACGCGCCGAAGCTCCGTGAGCATGGGCATAGGGTCTTCGACATGCTCGATCATCTCAAAGCAGACCGCGAGATCATGACTGTCTCGCTCATAGCCTCGCAACTCAGACCAGTCGCCGTGGCGCCAGGCTATATTGGCGTGGTCGTAGGATGATTTTCCAAAATCGATCGCGCCGAGGCTTTTATCGAGCGCTACCACGGCACAGCCGGCGCTGGCCATGATGTTTGATCCGTAACCGACGCCACAGCCGACATCGATCGTCCAGCCGCCTACTTTGCAGCGGTTGCGAGCCCATTCATACCGCGCGACGTGATCGCGACGAATTCCGCCAAATGTCTTGGCTACCTGACGCTCGCCACTGTTCAGATCAGACATTCCATCTCCCGCAGATGGCCCGAGGAAAGGCGCGCAAGGCAGGCCGGTCGGGTACCGGCTTTTCGGGCCGCGAGCCCTAGCCTTACGCGTGGGTTGGATCAGGCGACCGGCTTGCTGTGGGCGTGGCCGCGCAGCACGGTGACGGCGATCGGCGTGCCGGCCGTCACGGTCGAGGAGAGCTTCGCGTTGACATAACGCTTGGCGCCCTTATAGCCGACACGCTTGGTCACATTCTTGCTGACGCCGGAGGTCCTGGTGCCAGTCGCACCGACGCCGGCAGCTGCTTCAGTGCCGATCAGATCAGCATCGGCGACGCTGGTCATCGAACCGGTGACATCGCCCTCGAAAATGACGGGCGTGAAAACCGCGTTTGTCGCCGTGATCGCCCCATAGTCAAGAACGATCTCGGCGCCTTCAAAGCCGGCGAGATCCACCGGCTTACCGGTCTTGCCGGTGCCCGTGGTGCCGATCGCGACCGGGCTGACGCACCGGATCGCGTTGATGTTGTTATGAAGATCACGCATTTCGCTATCTCCGCGAATAGAATGGAAAGCGAGATGGCCGGCCGTACCCGGTCACCCTTGGTCTTGAGTGCCGGGGATCAGGTGTGGCACTGCAGCTTGCGGAAGGCCTCGGCCAGGACCACCTGGCCGCCGTAGCGGCGACGGAACCAGAAGCGGATATTACCGCTCGATGCCTGGGTCAGCGGGTCACGCAGCATCGTCATGCCCACGCGATCGACCAGCGTGTAGCCACGCAGGAAGTCGCCATAGGCAATCGGATACAGGTTGGCGCCTTCGCTGGGCATATCCGGCATCTCGACATAGGGATCGCCGTCGATGGTGTTGGGCTTGCCCTGTGCGAGACCCGGCTGCCAGATGTACTGCCTGTTACCATCCTTCAGCTTTCGGACGGAACCGAGGGTGGTGCGATTGAGCAGCCAGTTGGCATTACGGGTATAGGCGGTCTTGATGGCATGCTTCAGTGTGATCAGGCCGTCGGCCTGGCCATTCGCGTCAGCGATGGTTGCCGCGGTGCCGGACGGGGTCGACTGCACATCGGCGTTAGTCAGGATGCCTTCGCACTGACCGACGCCGG